CTGTTTATATGTGCGGATAGAATTTAGAACCATATGACGGAACAATCCCTCTTCAAGAGGAATGTTTGTGTGGTTTCCCAACTGAAACATCATATTCGATATCATAACTTGATTAAAATCAATCAATATCATAAAAAAACTCACTTTTATTCAGTTTGAATTACTATTTTACTTTTTATTAAAGTTTTCATCAATCTTATCTTGAATTTCTTTTTCCATTTCATCTGAAATGGTGATGATGTTATCAATAACCTCATGCATAGGATGCTCTAGCCTCTTGAACCGATAAACAAAAGCCTTAATAGCTTCTTCAAGAAATACTGCATCCTTTATAAAGATATCATCAGATTTAATTCGAAGACCGTAATTGTTAATTATGCTCAACGCAGATTCAAATACATCAGAGCTAACTTCATCACAGTAATTCTTGCGAACACTTTCTATATGATCTATCGACTCCTGAATAGAGGCTGGAAACCCAGCCTCGTTTTTCATTTCAGGGAACTTTATAATTTTCTTTGACATTTCACTTCACCACTCGCAACAGGATTACGTTAGTATTTATCCGATCCGAAATCTTAATTTCATCAGTCTTGATATCATCGAACATCTTTCTCAATGCTACCTTACCACCAGATAAGACTTTGTTAACGAGTTCTTCAGTCTTGCGACCAATCTTTTTTGCCCTAGAGTTCTCTTCATCATGTCCAATAATTGCAGTGCGTTTCACATCAAGCCCAGCCGGTCCCCTTGCACGAAACACCGTCAGGGTCTTGTACTTGGTGTTAAACGCCCACAGTTCTTGCGCTCCCAAAAGGGTCTCAGGGTTTACAGAGTTCAATTTCATTGCATTGTCTTGCTTTTGGTACTGGAAGAACTTCATCTTTTGTTCAACCGGGACGGTCTTCTTCTTGCGGGGCTTACGAGCCTTACGAAGGTTTCCACTGTACTTTTCACAATCTTCCACGATGCCGGTATACAGGGCAAGGCGAGCCTTCAACTGGACCTTGGTGTACTTGCTATAAGCTTCTACCAGCTGTTCGTCCTTTTTACCGATTGCATCGATGATTTCTTGCATGACAGGACGATAGTAGTCTGCCACCTTGGTAGCCATCGAGGCAGGAAATTCAGAGGACTGTAAGGTCTTATACATCGAAAAATCTGCGGGCAGATTATCAATGGTGTGTTCGATATCGCCAATAAAGTCAGAAACCTTATTGGCGATATGATTTTGGATGGTAGGACGTATTGCTACGACTTTTTCTTCTTCGACTTCCTTCTCGGCGTATTTCAAGGTAGCAAGAAGCTTTGCTTCCGCAAGCTCAAGCATATCACCTTCCAGAATTGCACCCCGAAGATGCATACGCAAAATCCAGACTGAAGAGCCTTGGATACGCATGTAAGGAACCCGATTGAAGGTTTTTGCCAGATTGGAACGATTGGTAGCCTTCAGGTAGTCTGCAATGTACTGGCGAGCATCGCTCTCATCAGCCATCGAATTGTACCAGTTCAGGGCGTTCATGAACTCGATACGCAAGACCGAACCATCAAACTTAGGCTCTTCGCCCAAATATTTGCGATTGATAAGATAGGCTTCACTTTTGCTGGTGCGTGACACCTTCTTCTTGATAGGCGTCAAAAGCGACTTCTTAGCCATTTGGTCTCTCCTCATTAGATTTATTATTATATAGAAGTCTGCATCAGTGTCAACTGAAATTATTCAAAAAAATCGAAAGATTTTCATCTTTTTTCATAAAAAAACGTTTGACACTACCCGTGGATATGGTATTCTTAAGTATGGACAGAGGGAATGGAGCAAACAAATGACAAATGAATGGACCGTTTCTTACACATACTACAACAAGTACCAGAACCTTAAGCAGTTTGCTAACGAAACTGCAGCCAAAAAGTTCTTTTGGTACATCCAGAAGCAAAAGGGTGTAACTCGTACAGAGATAAGGTGGATATAATGTCCTATGAATTCAAACTCATAAACGCCATGAGACAGTTTATGGTCGAGCATCCCGAAACGGATTACAATAATCTGGATGGTGTGCTCAAGGTTATAAGTCGGATTACTGAAGCTACACCATTGTACATATTAAGCGTAGCTTTGGTCGATGAAAAAGCTAGAGAATACCTGTTGGGCGTTCTGAAACGTCTCGAAAATTGAAAAATGGGGGAGAAATCCTCCATTTTTTTCATAAAAACAGTTGACGCCCCTCGTGGATATGGTATTATTAGTTATAGACAGAGGAGAGAGACATGAGCGTTTATGTTTATCGGATCACTGCCAAGAAAGTCCGTTGTTCTGATGGTAAAGAGGCTAATGTGGCTGTTTATGCCTATAAGCCTTTCTTCACACGCAGCACAAGCAAAGAAAATAGCAGAATGCACTTTAGCTCTGGTTGTGTAGCCAGCGAACGTCTAGCTAAACTTGGTAAAATCCTTGATAGAATTGTTATTGGGGATAAGGTCTATGAAAATGTTAACAAGTCCCCATACCTTTATGACTGTGATCTGGGCGAAAAAACTTTCCCGCTGCTTGGTGAAATGCTCGCCAACTAAAGAATAATCAATGACTTAAGGAGGGGATAATTCCCCTCTTTTTTCATAAAAACAGTTGACACCACCTGTAGATATGGTATTCTTAGTTATAGACAGAGGAGAGAGACATGGCTGCTGTATCCTTCAAGTACTACCAAGACCCCGGTCACGGCTGGATTGCTGTTCGCATCAAGGTTCTTGCTATGCTTAACCTTACGCCTTCCAATTTTAGCCACTATTCCTTTATCAAGGGTAATACCGTCTATCTTGAAGAAGATGGTGATGCTTCTAAGTTTATCAAGGTCTGGATTGAAAAGTTTGGTGAGGAGCCTTCGTTGATCCGTAAAAACACCAACAAGTCTTCCCCAATCCGCTCTTATCCCCGCATTAAGTCTTAAGAGGAGATACCAAAATGTCTACATATGATATCTTTATCGTCCTTAGCCCGTTTGCCGTTCTCTGGACAATTATGTGCATTGGGTTCACTACAGTACACTATCTGGATAACTGCAAAGACTGAACACAGGAGATTATTATGCTCACAAGCAAACAACAGAAGTTTAAAGACATATATCTTGAAAGTTTGGTCGAGTGTATGAAAAAGAACCCATCAGATTACATGTATGGTATTGAAGAGGCAATAACCGTATGTGATAAAATGTTTGCGGCATTTATGCGACACACCGCAAACAAAGATGGAAAAGCCATAAAATTGACATGTAAGAAACTTAATATTCCCTACACATACAAGGGCATCAATGAGTATCTCGGTCTTATTTGACCGGGATACTATTCAATAGATTTTCCCATTCGAGCTTTCTTTTACTCCAGCTATAAAAATAATCAAAGAATTGCTTCTGGAAATCTAGATACGGATCAAGCCCATCAATATTATTTTTGATGCTTTCGATTGCATTATTCAAGGTATGTGCAAACTGAACTGCATGAGCATTCTTATTTTCTGTGTACGGGTACATCATTGCAAAGTTTGAACACGTTTCTGGAAGTGCCGCATAGTTAGGGCATACAACAATATTCTTTGCCGACATAGCCTCGATAACTGCAAGACAACTTGTCTCAGGCCAAATTGAAGGATAGGCAAAGATATGTGATCGAACGAGGGCTTCACGAATCTCTTCATTGGAAACTGATCCATGATAAGAGATTTTTTCATGCGCTCTGCACCTATCAAAAAGTTCTTGATATTGTACATCCCGATCCTTCCAGCCATAAATTTCGAAGCTAGAATACACATCCAAATGAATATTATCATGCAACTTACATAGCTCTTCAAAAACGGGAACTAGAATTTCTAATCCTCGGTGTGGAGTCGTATGGTAAATTAGGTTGATGGTTCCATTATATTCCTTTACTTTAACAGGAATAGGATCAATTGCATTCTTGATTACGATGCAATCTGAATACGGAACATTGCTAATAAGATTGTACAATTGCATCTGCCAATCGGAAACACAAACAATCTTGTCAAACCTTTCACGGCTCTTGGCTTCAGAAAGATGGGCTGATTCTGGATCGTTAGGAAGATCGTGCAACCAAAGAATCTTCTTCTTATCATCTTCCAATTCTCTGACACGAGAAGGAATGATTTGAAATTTAGAAAGAAGATCAGGATCAATAGAACTGTGCAATCTTTCTTGCATGAGTTCTGTGCCACCACGGGCATTCTTGTTTAAATCGTTTCGCTCTATCATAATAAATCCTATTTAACTATTTTGTTTTTATAAATCCCGGAAGTTTAATTTCTGTTTTTTCGTCTTGTACTTTTAGAAGAGTTCGAGCAGCAAGAGTCAATATACTCCAAGAACAGAACCCTACAATCACACTCGATAAAACAATATAATCAACTTTATGAGGAAGCTCTAGATAATCTAGAAGAGGATTGGAACAAACTATTGCACATATAGTGCTGATGCTTGATCTCACTGCAGCATCCCATACATTTTGTGGTTTTAAAAATGCCATGAACGTAGCTCCGCCTATAAAGCCAGCTGTGCCAGATATAATTTTTGCCATCATAGGCGTTAATGGATCTTCTAGCATAGAGAGCTTCCTCTGTTCTTTATATTTATCTAAAAACTATCTGCAAAACCGGATGCTGTTTCTTCCAAATACTGTTGAAGTTCCGAAAATCCGCCTATGACATTACTATTATTTAGGATATGTGGAACTGACTTGACTGCAGGAAACATTTCTTTGAATTCTGTAATACCAATAGTTTCTCCAACAGAAAAATACTGGTGAGGAATTCCTTTCTGTTCCAAAAGACTTACTGCCCGTGTACAGTAAGAACATCCTTCTTTTCCATAGACAGTAATCACTTTGAATTTCCTTCGCTACGTTTCCATGAACCAAATGCTGATGCATGGTTGCCTTCAACACGAATAAACTTCTTATTCGTCTGAGATTTATCTGGGTTTTCGATAGTGACCATAGTCTTCTTGCCCTTTTCCCATGCACGCAATTGATTAAGGAGTCGGAATGATGAAGGTCTATCATTCTTCACAGAATTAATAACAGCCCTAGATACAGTTGGACCTGATCCAGAAGAAGTATATGTTGAACGAGTCTTCTTTTTACCCATAATATATTATTCCTTCGCTATGTTTTTGGTTTTGGTTTGATATACTGAAAAACAAGAAATACATTTTATGTATACCGTGCTTTCTATCGGGTTTAGTCTATTAGGAACAAAGTCTGCTATGATAAGAGACCTTGTTCCTCGTTGACACACAGGACATTCCCCAATGATTGATGGAACGCCCCTATCAGTAACAACTGATATTTTGTCGCTATTAAGTCTTCTTTCCTGTCCCAGCACCGGTCGCCTTTCCAGCAGTTACAGTCTTCTTCTTTGTCACGTTCTTTTCAGCCTTCTCGGCTACTTTCTTCGTGACTGATGCAACTGTTTCCTCTGTCTTAATCACAGCCTGAGTTACGGCGTCAGTGATTTGATCATTGACAACACCGACTGCGGCTTTAACATCCTCTACATCAGTCTTTCCATCCTTATTCAAGTCAGTCTTAGGCCAAATGAACCAACCCAACACTAAAACACCAACTATTACTACAAAAACTATCCAATCCATTTTCTATCTCCTAATTTTATTTAAATGTGACTTATGCACTTTAACTTGTATCCAACAATTATAATAATCTTCATTCTCTAATACTTCAAGGTTAAACTGATATTTTGCTTCAAAATAATTGCATTCACCTTTGGTTTTACATAAACGAAGAATCTCTCTTTTAAATTTGCCGGTTCCTAAAATAGAAACATCATCTTGCAGTTCTTTATTGGAGCCATAATATAGTTTCCAATCTGATTCAACAAGACTTCTTTTCTTTTTACCTTTGACTTGTCTAGTCTTGGTTCTTTTAAGAAGCTTCTTTCCTATATATTGTTTATTATTTGTCAAATTTGTTATATTATATACGAAACCAATATATTCATCTATAATATCAGACTCAACAATTTTTTCTTCATAGTACCACGGATTTTCATAAGACATAGGGATTTCTCCTTCCCCATATTTATGACTCAATTTTATTCCTCTTCTTCTTCATCCCATTCAGAATCAGAATCTTCATATCGCATCTTTTCACCACAGAATGGGCAAAATTCTGGATCATCGACTTCATCATGTACGACATGAAATTCTGCTTCGCACGCTGAACAAGTAACTTCTTTACTCATGCTAGTTTTCCCTTTTTAATTCTTCTTGAAACTTTTCTGTATTTAAACAATAACATATTTATTACACCACATTAATATTACTTTCCCATTTTATTAACTCAAAAGTACCATCGTGGTTTTCTACTAATGCAGTGCATGACTCGACCCAATCACCACAATTCATATAGGTTACTCCGTCGATATCTCTTATGTTCGCATGATGAATGTGTCCACAAATGATACCGTCTAATCCTTTATTCTTAACATACTTAGTCAAAGTTTCTTCGTAGTCGCCAATAAAGTTTACTGATTCTTTGACTGTATTCTTGAGATACGCAGACAAAGACCAATGAGACATACCAAACAGACTTCTGACTTTATTGAGTGTAATACTCATAGATATGCTAAGGTCATACGCCCACGAACCAAAATGGGCTAACCATTTTGCATTACGCATTACAATATCAAACTGATCGCCATGAGTAACAAGATAGAGTTTTCCGTTCACACCAATATGGATTGCTTCATTTACTATGATGATATGACCAAATTCATTATCACAATAATCACGCATTACCTCATCATGATTGCCGGGAATATAAACTATCTCTGTACCTTTTCTTGCTCTTTTAAGAAGTTTCTGAACAACGTCATTATGAAACTGAGACCATATGTTTTTCTTTGACATAGCCCAGCAATCAACAATATCACCAACCAAATATATTTTATCACACTCAAATGTTTTCATAAAGTTGAGCAACTGATCTGCTCGACTCATTTTTGTGCCTAAATGTAAATCTGAAATGAATACTGTTTTATATGACTTCATCTAAAATCCTTGTAGTCGTTTGTTGTGGATTTATTTTTGAATGTCACTGAAAAATAATTAGATAGATATAACCAAGTCGTTTTTAATAAACCCGGATATTTCAATCTTG